TGGGACGCCTACGCCGCCATTGCCTCACCGTGGTCGTGGCCCGCGGCTGGCGGCCTGGTCGTGCCCGCCGCGGTGCTGATCCCGTTGTGGCCCGCGCTGAAGGAACACGAGGCGCGGATGGCGGAAGAACTGCGCCGCCGGCAGGCCGCGCTCACAGCGGCACAGGGTGCGAAACGCTGGCCCACCCTGCTGGCCAGCATCGGGCAGAAAGGTGTCACCTACGCCGGCGAGACGGAAACCAAGGCCGGCTACGACGTCGATCTGGAACTGCCCAGCACCGGGCGCGTCACGCTGAAGTCGCTGGCCAGCAGCCTGCATCAGCTGGAGATCGCCGCCAAGGTCCGCGCTGGCAGTCTGTCGTTCGAGCGGATGCCCGGAGCCGACGCGCACCGGGTCATCCTGCACGTGACCACGCGGGACTTCCTCGGCGAGACCATCCCGTTCCCGATCCCCACACGGCGCCGGTCCATCAGCGACCCGATCCCGGTTGGCGTGTACGAGGACGGCGAGATCGCTTACCTGACGTTGCGCGAGGTTTGCCTTCTGATCGTCGCTTTGAGGGGCAAGGGGAAGTCGAACTTGCTCAACGTGCTGATCGCCAATATGGCGTTCTGCGTGGACGTGGTCATCTTCGTCGTTGATCACAAACACCGTCTCGCCCGGCTGTGGATTCAGCCATGGCTGGACGGTGAGAACTCGCGGCCGGTCATCGACTGGGTGGCCACCACTCCCGAGGAAACCGACCTGATGCTGGACGCTTTGCAGCGTGGGGGCGCCGCCCGGACCAGCGCCGGGGACGGCCGGGAAAAGATCACCCCATCCATCAGGGAGCCGGCGGTCATCGTGGTCTGCGATGAGATGGCCGTGGTGTTCGGGCAGAACATGGGCGGCTACAAGAACCCGGCCGAAGGCCCGACGAACAGTTCGCTGGCCCGGAAGGCCAAGAAGATAACCGTGCTTTACCGGTCCGAGGCCATCGACATGGTCTACGCCACCCAGCGCGGCACGGTGACCATGGCCGGCGACGGTGACCTCAAGTCCCAGTGTGACGTGCGGATCGGCCTGGGCGTGTCCACCGAGGCGGACGCACGCCTGATCATGCCTGACGACCAGATCGCCATCAAGAACCTGGCCCGGCTGTCCGAGCCCGGCTGCGCCATCCTCTGGCGCAAGAACGGCCGCGTCCAGCCGTTCAAGGTGTTCCGCATCACCGAGGAAGACATCGCCGAGGTGTGCCGCCGCGCCCACCTGTGGCGCCCCGCTCCGGACCCGCTGCTTGAGGAAGCGTTCGGCGACCCGTACCGGGAACGCTGGTCGCACCGTGGCCAGTATCTTCTGCCCGGCGGTGGCCAGCCCAGGATGAAGGTTGTCGCACCGCCCGGCACCGACGAGGCCGAGTTCGAGGCGATCGTCCGTGCCCACCTGTACGACGTGGACATGCCGGTCTCCGAGATGCCGGGCGACGACGACACGGCGTCCCCGCCGCGCAAACGCTACCGGGAGTTCGCGAAGCGGACGGCCACCGCGGGATTCAACGCGGGCGCTGTCGTCAAGCTGCTGGAAGCCGAAGGCATGCCCGTGACGAGGCAGACGGTCCACCGCTGGATCAGGGAGGATCACGCCGCCGGGCTGATCGAGCCGATGGGCAAGTTCGGCCGGTGGAAGTGGTGCGCCAGACTGTAACCCAACTGTCGCACCGGCTGTCACATCAGGTGTCGCATCCATGATCAAAAACTGTAACTGTAACGCGACAGTTGGCCGCTTTTTCGCAGGTCAGCGAGGAACTGTAACGCTGGCGCCATGCGACAGGATGACACCCGGCAAACTGTCACTCTGGGCTACGCAGCCGGCCCCCGCGCGGCATCCAGGCGAATGCCCCAGGCTCACCATCCCGGGCACAGGAGAGGCTGCCATGCTGCTGCTCGCCGCTACCGCTGAGACTCAGGGGAGCAGGCCGGGGGCAGCCGCGCAGGCCTGCAGCGCTCTGACGGCCTTTGACCTGGTGTGAACCCGTCGCCAGCGGAGAGCGTCTCTCAAGTGCCCGAACTCCCTCGCGACAGGTGGCTCCCCGCCCTGGTGAACGACAGCCCTGGCCCGGTCGCGCCGGCTTCCGGCGCCACGGTCCTGCGGATCGTTGTGCGCGACATGCCTGACGGGATGAGGGGGATCGCCTACCGCGGACACGATGGTCTCGTCATCGTCCTTCGTGCGGGTGGATCATCCGAGGAGCGGTGCGCCGCCGTCCGCCAGGTGGCGCGCGCGCTCGGGCAACGCGAGTAGCTCAGCCCCTCAGACCGTCCTGCATGGCCTCGGCGATCTGGTTGTCAAGATGCGTGCGAACGAACTCGTCGGCGGCTGACTGCAGCCCGGCATCAGGGTGCTCCACCTCGTGTGCCAGTTCCACATCGCTGCCGGTTGCCAGGAAGAGCCGGTGATAAGCCTGCATCCACACCAGGGCCTCCGCGGCGGCTTCGCAGAGGCCAAAGGCCAAGGCCTCGGTGTCGACGGTGATCGGGGGGAATTTCCCTTCCAGGGCATGTCGCATCGTCAGGAGTGCGGCTAGCCGCCCTTCGCGCTTGGCTTTGTCGTCGTCAGCCACTCTGGATGTCCCTCCCGTGGGTGCCTAAAAGGTAGCCGCCGCGGCTCAGACTCCGCGGCCGCGGAGCTGGTAGCCGCTCTTGGTGTTCCGGCGGGCGTGCTGCAGGGTGTACTTCTGGTTGACCCGGGCCAGGGTCTTGCCGCCGACCACGATGGGCTGGTCCTGGACCAGGTGGATCACGATCGGCTCGGCGCCGCTGCTTCCGGCCGAGCGGTTGGGCAGGTAACCAGTGAGCGCGCTATTGCCCAGGCGCCCCATCGCCGCGCTCACGGCGCTCTGCCTGGCGTCGATGCCCTGGACTAGCCCATCGACCACCTGGGAGCCGATTTCCATCGTCGCCTGGGACGGGGAAGAGATCCGCAGCGCGCGCTTGAGGGAGTTCACGAGTTCGTCGGCGACCCTGTTCATTTCCGCGTCGACGGTTTTGAGTTCGCTGCGCAGCCCAGCGGCCAGGCCGTTGTCGATCTGCGACGCAGCCTCATATGCTGCGTTCGCGCCGGTGATCCCCAGTTGTTTCGACGCTGTGGCGATCTCGTCTTCGAGCGCGGAAACAGCGGACTTGCCACCTTTGAGGCCGAGGACGAAACCCTGCACGGTTTTGGTGCCGATGTCGTAGAACTCGGCCGACGGGGAGTGGATGCCGAGGGCTGACATGGCGGCGTGGATCGCGTCCTTGCCGAGGGATTCGGCTTCGCTGACCAGCGAGCCGTGCAGGGACGCCATGCCGTTGATCAGGCCGTCGATCATGTTCCGGCCGGCGGACCGCAGCCAGCTTGCGGCGCCGTCGAAAACGTGCTTGATCTTCCCCGGGATGCCTTCGGCGTACGAGACCACGTGTGACCAGGTCGTATCCCAGTCGTGCTCGATGTCGTGACCGATGTTGATGAGGGTTTCCCGGGCAACGTCGGTGGCGTGCTCAACCGCATGCCACGAGGTGTCCCACGCGGCTTCAATGTCGTGGCCCGTGCGGACTATGGTTTCCCGGATGTTATCGAGGATGGCTTCAGCATTATGGTAAGTGCCGGTTAGCCCTGTTCCGACGGCATTGTTAATATCGTGAAGAGCGCCATTGAAATCATCAACCCAGTTGCGTACATTCTTGGCGGCCGCTGAGAAGTCATCCCACATGTTCATGGCGTGGCTGATGGCCCGGCCCCACCCGGTGGACCACCAGTTGACCAGGTTGCCCAGAATGTGGAAAGCGTTCTGGATGTCTTTCGGGCTGAACCTTTCGATGAATTTGCCCCAGTCGCCGATGACCGTGGCCCCGAACTCGCCGATCGCTTCCTCAGCCGGCTTGATGTCCGGCTTGATCTTCTCCAGGAACTTCTGCCACCCGGTCGGGTCCGGGGGCGTGGCGATGTCATGGATGTGGTCGGCCAGGCGCCCTGCGGCACCACCGGGCTTCTGACCCGCGTCAGACTTCGGGATCTTGAAGAACTTCTCAGCCTTGTCGAGCAGGTCATCGATCCCGCCCGCCGCCTGCTCAGCAAGAGGCTTGAACGTGGGCAGCAGTTCCTCGGCGACCCTGATGCCGCGGTTGAAGATCCCGAAAACGTCCGGCTCGAAGGCTTTGGCCATGCTGTCGTACTCGGATTTCAGCCGTGCGATCCCGGTGATCGCCCCGGTCTCTGCCGGGCCCATGGACTTGTAGTCGTCCTGGACCTTCTTCAGGGCCTTGGCCTCGGCGTCCAGGTTCGCGGTGGTCGGGTCCTTGCCGGCTTTCGCAGCGGCCGCCTTGTAGGCGGCCTGGGCCTTGGTGACCTCCTCGTAGCCGTTCTTGAGCTCCTCGAACGCGGGGATGGCCAGCGCGACCGCGGGCACGATCCCGGTGATGGCCGCCGAGGCCCCGGCGACCAGCGCGCCCATCTCGGAAGCGACAGACATGATCGCGGCTGCGCCGCCGGTGAACCACGCCATGTTCCCCAGCAGGCCACCGACTGAGAACCCGCCTTCCCCGCCGCCGCCGGCGAAGCCGAAAAGCTTGCTGAGTATGCCCACGCCACCGCCGCTGCCCAGGGCCGCGTCCGCAGCCGACTGTGCGTTCGCCAGCGCGTTAGCACCGGCTGCGGCTTCCTGCTCGCTCGCGCCGAGGGCGAGCAGCGCCACCCGCGCGTCCTTGGCGATGTCCTCGCTATCGGACAGCGACACCTTCAGGAAGCCGGCTGCGTCACCGGCGCTGGTAAAACGGCTGCCAGCCTTCGCCATCGCATCATCGAGGAGCTTGATCCCGGTCGTGAACGGCGTCGTCCCGGCCGCGGCGGCGCCCTGCGCGAAGGCGTACTGGCCAGCGGCCCTGGCGCTGTCGAGAAGCCCCTGCGCCACGTCCTGGGTGGCCTGGTCCACCCCGCCGAACACCTGGGTGAAGTCCTCACCAGAGGACGAGGCGGCCGACAGCGCGGTGTCCAGGTCCTGGCTGGCCTGGCCGAGGCGGACCAGGTCCTCCCACGACCCGCTGGCGTCATAGGCGTGCCACGCGTCGGAGAACGCCTGCATGGCGGCGAGCTCGTCGCGCACGTTCGCCGTGAACGTGGCCCCCGCCGCTGCGACGTCGTCGAGGACGCCGGCCTGGCTTTCGATCAGCGGGTTGGCTTTGCCGATCGCGTCGCTCGACCCGCTGAGGTCGGTCTCCCAGGTGCTGGCGGCCTGCCCGGCCGACAGGAACTGCTGGAGCAGGCTTGCGGTGCCGGTCTGCTCCATCTCCTGGAGAAGCTGCGCCAGCTGCTGCGTCGGCTCCCCCTGGCCCGGCAGGGTCCAGCCGAGCCCTGACCGGCCGACGACCAGGCTCTCACCCGCCGCCATGCTGAGCATCTGGGTCCGGATGCTCTTCAGGGTGTCCCAGTAATTCGACGCGGCGACCTCGGCGTTTTCCTCGTCCTCGGCGAGGTCATCGAAGTTGACGTAACCGCTCGCCGCCAGGCCGGCCTGAGCGTTCTGGAGAGTCTCCGTTTCGGCGACCGCCCTCTGCAGGTCAGTGATGTACTGGCCGATCGACTGCCGGTTCGCCATCGCCTCGGCACCGATCCTGGCGCCGGCCGATGCACCTGAGGCGTTGAGAATCTCCATGGCGCCGGCGGCTTCGAGGGTCTTGTTCCGCAAGCTGTCCATCTCGTTGCCGTCTTCGGCAGCGAACGCGGCGATGTCGTCCAGCCCGGGCCCGCTGGCGACCAGGGCATCGAGCGCCGCCTCAGCCTCGCCGGCGTCGTCGCGGATCCGGGCCAGCCCTTCCGCTGCGGTCTGCGATTGCGCCGCGATGTCGTCCAGCCCGGTGCCGCTGTCCGACAGGGAATCGACGGCTTGTTCAGCTTCGGCCGCGGCGTCCCGGATCGAGTCGAGTTCTTCCGCGGCCTCCTCAGCGGCCTCGGCGGTCCCGTCGAGCTCGGCGAAGGCGTTGCGGATCCGGTCCAGCGCGTCGGCTGCCTCGGTGGCCTCGTCGGTGATCTGCTGGAGCGCCTCGACAAGATCGCTGGAGTCCCCGGTGAAGACTTCCTCGATGTCGGACACGCCTCAGCCCCCGTCCAGCGCCTCAGTGACGAGCCGGTGCACAGCGTCCTTCGCCGCCGGCTCAACGCCGCCCGCCTTCGCCCAGTCGTGCGCCGGCCGCATGTAGGGCCTGGCTGGGAGGGTGACGTGCATCGCGAACCGGCGTTCCCCGTCCTGAATCCATGACAGGGAGTGACGCCACTTGTCGTCGTGTTCGCGGATGCCCCGGGCGGCGTGACCGAAGTGGGCGATGCCGCGCGCTGGCCCGGGGTGGGCGTGGATGGTGCCGCCGTGCTCCTGGATGGCCGCGTAGACGATGTGCGGCCCGCATTTCGCTGTGGCGGTCACCCCGCCGGGAGCGGCCTCATCGACCGTCACCGAGTCCGACAGCGCCCCCGAACGCCGCGCCGGAGGCTGCCCGGGGGCCGACTCACCGTTACTGAGTTCCTTCAGGACGAAACGCCGGAACGACCGGGCTGCCGCGTTGATGCCGTCCGCCGCGCCCCGCTCGGCGACCGTGTCCGCTGCCTGCTGTGCGCGGCCGGCGAACTCGCGCACATCCACACCCGGCCTCCCTTCACCCGGCCGCGACGGCGAACGCTGCGATGTCGACGATCGGCGAGGTCCCGGTGAGTGTCCACGCCAGCGCCAGCGGCCCGGGCTGCTGCACCTGGACACTGGCCTGCTGCACGCCGGTGCTGCTCTGCGACGGCAGCGTCAGGATCGGCTCCCACCCGGAGCCGCCCTCCTGCTGCAGGCTGACCGTGATGCCTGCGCCCGACGTCAGCCCAGTGACAGCGCAGAACAGCGTTACGGTGCCGGAGGACGGCAGGTTCAGCGGTTCGGTTATCCCGCTGGCGGACACACCGCAGCACAGGCCGGCCGCGGGCATCGGTGCGATCGCGAGGGGTGTTGTCATGGGGTCGTCCCTTCAGGTGGTGCGGCTGCGGCCGCGGCGGTCTCCCGCTGGGCGCTGACGACCTCAGCACCGGATACCGGCCCGGCGGGCGTTTCCCGCTGGCGGGTGATCGCCCGCCCGGCCAGGTACTCGAGCACGCGCCATGGCGACACCCGGAAGGGCCCGAGTTCGTACTCGAGATCGTGCACGAACCTCCGCACCGCGCCCGCGTCGCCGTCGCGGATGTGCCCCTCGATGGCGACCGCCGCGAAGTGCTCGTGCGTGCCGATCGGCGACGGGTGGGCCGCGGGATCGACGCCGTGGCGCGGCTTCAGATGCGGCGCGTTGTTCACCCGGTCGCTGTCAGGCATCGTCCCTCCACAGCGGACTCCGAAGGTCGGAAGCCTCGCCGACCAGGCGCAGCCTGGCGCCGAGATGCCGGCGCAAGTCATCAGGGGTGGCCTCGGCGAGCTGCCGCTCGTAGCCGGGCGGCCCGGCTGCCGCCTCGATCACCCGGCCGGCTGCCGCTGCGCTCTCGGTGACCGCGCCCCGCGGGCTGGCCCTGTGGAACGGGGAGTGCCCGGCCGAGCCAAGGGCTGAGGCAGCGACCACGGCCAGGTCGGACCGGCTGCCTTCGCGCAGCGAACGGCTGGCCGCGGCCGCGGTGAACTGCCCGGCGAGCTGGGCGCCCGCCGCGGTCTCGCGCTTGCCAGCCGCGGCCGCGACTCGCGCGGCCTTCTTCGCCCTCTTCATCTTCTTGACTTGCTTCTTGTGGATCTTCAGAGCGGCGATGACCGCCGGCGTGACCGCCTGGGCGCCAGCCTTGGCCTGCGCCGCGGAGGACACGTTCGGCAGCGTTGACGGCCGGGCACCTTCACTGACGCCGCGCCGCCACTCACGCCAGGTCGCTGTTCCCTCCGCGACCGCCACAGCGCGCCCGGCTGCCGGGTTGCGCTCGAACGCGGCGTTGATGAACACCTGCCGGTCGCGCATCTCTCGCGCGGTCAGCGTGGCTGTTCCCATGGTCCTTTATCCCTTCGTGGTTGCCGAGCCGGGCCGGCCGGGGCAGGCAAGGTCTTCGCGGTTGAAAGCACACCGCTCTCCGGCCTTCGCTCCACTGCCGGGCTGGACGGAGACCACCAGCATTCGCACCCGGAGTGGCGACGTTGACCCTGGTCGGGATCCGGCTCGTCCTTGACACTGGCCCGGGCGCCGGCCTGCGACCGCAGGGCCGACCCGGTGCCCCTGCATCTGCCGCCGGGCACCCAGGCCAGGTTCGTGGTCATCGCCGCTGTCACCACGGCGATCGCTGGGTGGCGCCCCGGGCGCCAGCGGGCGGCTCCGCTGTCGTGATGACCGGCCGCGGCCGTGGTGGCTCCCGGGGGCCAGTCCACTTAACCAGCGCGCCGACTACGGGGTCCCCGCCGGGCTCGGCCAGCACGCTGGCGGTGTTCGCACCGGGCGGCCGTGTCGGAGCGGCGAGCTCGCCGGCCGTGACCCGGGCCGCGATCGCCTGGCGCTGTGCCGCGGCGACGGCCCGCTCAGCGTCCTGGGCCTGGCCGAACTCATCCCGCGCGGCCCGCAGGCACGCATACATGCGCGTGATGTGGTCGGCGACCTGGCTGTGAGCCAGCCGCTCTGCTGCGATCGCGTCGCCGAGGATCTGCTGCGCCCGGGCCCGCTGCTGCGCGAGGTCGTCAGCCCGGGTCTTCTCGGCCTGCTGCTGGGCGAGCTGCTGCTGCACCGACAGCAACGCCGCCACGGCGCCCTCAGCGATCAGCATCTGCTCCTGCGCCTCATCGAGCAGCGGCTTGAGCCGGCTGGCTTCGCGGTGGTCGGCGGCCGCGACAGCGGCGGTGTACCGGGCCGAGAGCTTGCCCGCGGCCTGGCGCTGCGATGCTTCGGCCTCACGGGCCTCCGCAATGCGGTCGTCCAGACTGCGCGGCGCCGGCGCGGTGATCGTCATGGAGTTAACGCTAGTAGTCTGGCGGCAGCCGCCTCTAAGGATGAGTTAGCAGGTTCGATGAGCAGCCAAGATCGCTACGTTGTCCCGGCCGGGTCCAAGGACGAAGCACAGGCCATCTACGACGCGCAGGAAATGCTGCAAGAAGCGTGGATGTCATGGATCTTGGAACGCGACGGCGACGCGATCACTGCCAGCTTTGCTCTGCAGAAGTGGCCGGACGTGACCGTGGAACTGAGCCCGTGCGGCCCGGCTCCCGTGATCGCGGGGGTATTCAGCGAGGACGGCACGCTCAGGCAGCTCCAGTTCGATGCTTCCTACCGGCCACGCGGTGTCCAGGCATCCGACCTGCGCCATATGCCAGCCGTCAGCAGCCTCAAGGCGTGGGAAGTAGCTGCACGCGAGTACGGGCGGCAGATACTCGCCGGCGTCCCCAAGGAGAGCATCGTCTTTGACACCACCTCGCCGGCGGCGGCCCTCGAGTCGCTGTCGCGATCCGTCAGACGCAAGCCCGGCGCCCGTGCCCGGGCGGCAGCTGCCCACGAGGCGCTGCTGCGGCGGGTTGCCAGCGCGTACGAGGAAGCGGCTGGCAGCCGGGCTCCGCGCAAGGTAGTCGCTGAGCGCCTCGGCTACTCTGCCGCCCACGTGTCGCGGCTCCTCGCTGAGGCCCGCCGACCGCGGGACGGACGTCCTCCGCTGCTCGGCCCCGGGCGCGCCGGCCGGCCGCGTACCCGCCGGAGCACCGGTCACAGCGGGATACTTCCGGCATGACCAGAGCATCATTCGCGGCCGCGCTGTCGACGGCGATCAACCCGCCCGAGGTCGACGTTTTCAAGCTGCTCGGCTATCAGCCAGCGTGCGTGCCCTATCTCGCCGGGCAGATCGAGGCGCCGTGCGGGCAGTGCGCCCAGGAGCAATTCGCTGCCGCCACCGAATACAGCGTCCTCATGGGCGGTGCGTCCGGAGGCGGCAAGTCCCTGTCAGCCCTGGCGTTCGCCCTGCGGGAATGCATCCGCCACCCCGGCCTGCGCGTCGGTGCGTTCCGCCGCTCCTACCCCGAGCTGCGCGAGTCCCTGCTCGCCGAGCTCGCCCAGCATTTCTCCTACGCCGAAGCGCTCGGCGCTTCGTGGAACGGCTCGGAGTATGAGTTGCGGTTCCCGAACGGGTCGCTGATCCTGTTCCGCTACGCGGAGACCTACCAGGACGCCACCCGCCGGCAAGGCGGCCAGTATCAGCTCCTGATCCTGGACGAGCGCACTCTGTTCCCGCCCGACGTCGTCAGCTTCCTCGAGTCCCGCGTCCGCTCCGGCCGCGCCGACATCCCCGTTATCGGGTGCCGCAGCACCGCCAACCCCGGCGGACCCGGGCACCAGCACGTCAAACGCGACTTCATCGACGCCACGAACTACGGCCAGCGCGTCGTCACCGACCAGCGAGGCCGCACCATCCGCTTCATCCCCGCGAAGATCGCCGACAACCCGTTCATCAACCCCGAATACGCCGCCGACCTGCGCGCCCTCCCCGAGAAGCTCCGCCGGGCGTTCCTCGACGGCGACTGGTCGTCTTTCGCCGGGGCGATGTTCCCCGAGCTCAGCCGTGACCGACACGTCGTGCGGCCCTTCGCGCTCCCGTCGTCGTGGCGCCGCATCGCCGGGATCGACTGGGGTTACACCGCGCCATGGGCCGTGATCTGGCTCGCGGAAGATGAAGATCATCGACTGTGGGCCTTTCGAGAATTGTACGAAACCCAGGTCGGCGAAGCCGACCAGGCGAAACGCATCCTCGCCGCCGAATGCGATGAGCAGGTCACCCGGTGGATGGACGACGCTGCCTGGGCCACCCGAGGCGACGCGAAGAGCGTCGCTCAGGTCTACCTGGACAACGGCTGCGCCGTCAGTCCGGCCGGCAAGGGCCCGGGCTCCCGCATCGCGGGCTGGCAGCGGATCCACTCCTACCTCGCCGAAGCACCAGCGTGTCCTTACCATCGCTCGCTCGGCTGGCCGTCGTGCCCGCGTCTGCACATGTTCAGCACCTGCGAGCATCTGTGGGCCGAGCTGTCATCCCTCCCGCATTCGACAGCCGGCAACCCTGAAGACGCCGACACCCGGGCACCCGACCACATCAGCGACGCGCTGCGCTATGCCACCGCGGCGCTGGGCACCGGCGCCCAGTTCGTCATCCTCGGTGACCCGGCCCCCGAACCAGGCTTCGGCACCCAAGGCCAGGAACTGCTCGCCGCCCTCGGGCCCGCGTATGGCGTGCGCCACGACCCCCTCGACCCATGGCACAACGCTGACCGGAGCGACGGCGACGAGGAGAGGCCACCGCCCGGCAGGACACAGCTATCACCGTTCACCTGATCTGGCTGCCTGACGGACCACGCCCCACCATGGCAGGCTGCACATATGCCGCCTACTCCTCGTGACGACCAGAACGCAGTCCGGCTTCGCGACCTTCAGCGCCTGCAGGCACTCACCAGGCCATACATATCGGACAGCGCCGCGCCCATAGTTGATGTCTTGCCGCTCATGCCGGCCGCCGAGCGCGCGGAGGCCAGCGGCATCCTCGATCGCATCAGCGACCTCGGCGAGCCAGCAGACAAGCGCGCAGCGCGGCGCGAGATCCTCCTGGACCTCGCCGCGGCCGAGAGCTACCTGCAGGACGTCCTTGCCCGCGGGCAGCCAGAAATCCGCGACGGCCAGGTCGTCATCGACCCGGAAACCGGCAAGCCGCGCCGCGACGCCGCCATAGAACGGCGCGCCCATGAGGTACTCGCCGGTGTCGAACGCCTCCGCAGCAGGCTCACCGGGCTGCCCACCAACCACCCAGCCACGGGAGACGAAGAGCAACCGTGACCGGGCACCGCGAACCACCCGAGGACGCGGCAGAGATCCGCCCCGAGGTCGTCCAGGCCGTATTCAGCGCACTGACCGACATAGACCTCGCCAGGCTCGCACCGCTCGAGGAAACAGGGATCACCCCAGCCGAGCGCAAGCAGGCCGAGGCGCTATTCACAGCGAGCCTCGAAGCCAGCCTCGGCCATCGCGAGCGCACGCTCCAGGCGATGCAGATCCTCATTGGCGAGCGCAACCTCTCCGGCGACCCCGCGTGGCCCCACCTGTTCGACAGACTCACCCCTGAGCGCGCAGAGCAACTCCGTGATCTGTACGACGCGCTGCCCGACGGCGCCCGCGCCGAATACGACCGCCGGTACGGCCGGCCAGGCGCCGTCTAGCGCCTGCGGGCCGGGTCGCGCTCGGCCTGGTGGCGCTGCAGCGCCTCCGCGCTCACCCGGGCGTACTTGGCCAGCGACCGCACCGAGGTGTGCCCGGAGCGCGCCATGAGCATCGGCGTGCTGGTGCCGGCCTCGGCGTCGTGGGTGAGCGCGGAGTGCCGCAACTGGTGCAGCGTGGCGCCGCCGGAGGCCTGCTTGAACAGCGCCTCGGCGTGGGTGTAGGACAGCCGGGCCCGGCCGCTCACCTGATCGATGTCGCCAGGAGGCAGTTCGACACGTGCCCTGCGGTCAGTCAGGAACAGCGGGCCCGAGGTGCGGCCCTTGAGCAGGCGGGGCAGCAGCCTGGCGGTGCCGGTCTGCCAGACGATGATGTCGATCGCGCCGCCCTTGCGCCGGACCCGGGCCCGCCGGTTGGGCAGGTCCAGGTCCTCGACGTCCAGGGCGAGCACCTCGGCCGAGCGGGCCGCGGTCTCGTAGAGCAGCCGCCAGAGAACGCGCTCGCGCAGGCTGATGTCCTCGCGGGTGAGCAGCTGGTCGACGTCGGCGCGGGAAAGGGCGCGGCTGCGGTCGGGCGGCAGGCTGCGCCGGCGCAGGCGCCGGGACGGGTCAGCACCAGCCCAGCCCTGCTCGGCCCACCACGTGGCGGCTGAGCGGAACGTGGCCAGGGTTGCGTTCCACGTCGCCGGGGAGCCGTCGCCCCACTGCGCCGTGAACCACGCGGCGAACGCATCCGGGTCGATCTGGCCGGGTGGCGCCGCGGCGCCGAACTCGGCCACGGCGGCGCGCAGCCGGCGGCTGTAGGCCCGGTACGTGTTGGCCTGGTCGCGCCGGCTCAGGGTCGCGAGGTAGGCCTCGGTGGCGTGCCCGAGGCTGGCGGACGTGCCCGCGGTGCTCAGCTGATGAACGGTCCCCACGGCCGGCCTCCTGCTATCGCAGATAACGTGTGGGAGTCGGCCTGCGCGTGGCCCGGCGTCCTCCCTGGTCGGCACTCACGCTATCACAGATAATATGCGATTATCTGTGATAGAGGGCAGGTAGCTCAGCAGCCCTGGGTGCACGGGTCGGCGTGACCTGCAATGTTCCCGCCGTGCCGGCAGTGCGCGCAGCACGGGTAGCGGCCTGGCGTGGCAGGCGGCGCCGGAGCACGTGCCTGCGCCTCTGGGGGCACGCTGCGGCCGTCCTTGGCGTGCGGGAGTCCTCCGGGCGCGGCGCCCGGGTGCCGGAGTCGCATGCGCCGGCCCGGCGGCCGCCACGCCGCGGCGGATCAGCTCGGCAAGCGGAAGCCCGGCCGCCGTCACCGCGGCGTCCAGGTCGTCACTGAGATACACCGACGTGCGCCTGCCCATGGCGCCCAGTGTGGTACATCGTCCGCCGATATACCACAATCGCGAGCCTCGGTCTCGCGCGCGGGGTTCTCGCAGAACGCGCTCAGCGCCGCCCGGCAGCCAGGACCGGCTGCTCGTCCGCCGCGGCCACGAGCTCGGCCACGCGGACCCGGATCACCTGCTGCTCCTCGGCCGGCAGACTCGATTCGGCGAGCGCCTGCGCCAGCGCGCCGGCCAGGATCGCCACCTGCGCCTCCTGCACACGGACACTGCGCTCATCCAGGTTCAGCCTGGCCAGGCCCTGCAGGATCGTGGAGCAGCGGTCCATCGCCCGCTCGAAGACCACAATCCGGCCGTCGATCTGCTCCGCCGTTTTCGTCGAGTACCGCAGCCGCTCCAGGTCGGCGATGATGCCCTCGAGCACGTCGAGCCAGCGGACCGCCCGGCCGGCCAGGCGGCGCAGCTCGTCGACCGGGTCAGCGACCGGGTCGTACTCGCCGATGCCGTCCAGGAGCTTCCGCGCCTCCGTCTCAGTGCGCTCACGCTCGGCGGCCTTGTTGCCGCTGGGTGTGCTGCCGAAGTGCTTGCGGCAGTGGCCGGCTCCGGGATGGTCGGTGCCCCAGCCAGGTGGCAGCGTGCACGTTCCCTCACGCTTCAGGAGCTTGGCTCCGCAGAACGGGCCTTTGTGTTTTGCCATGGGGGGGTCCCTGGTTGGTCGTTCGTCATGTGGCGGGTTCCTGACCATGATCGGGCACGTGGCTGGCAAATCGGGCCAGGGCGTCCCATAGGACGTCGTTGCGTCCCCATTCCAGGTCTACGACGCTGACCTGCCAGGCGGCACAGAGCGCTTCTACTGCTGCGGGATGGCAGGTCTCGTCATAGCCGCTCGCTTGCTCGCCGCGGTTGACGACTGCACCGGCCCAGGTCACAGGCTCCTCATCGGCGCACGTCACGGGGATGGCGTCGCGGTATGAGACCAGCAGTTGCGGCGGTAGGTGCGCAGCCTTGCGAGCGATGATGACCAGGCCACTGTCGCTTGCGCACTCCCGGAGTCTGGCGAGCACCTGATCGTCAGCAACACCGCCGACTGCGGCGCGTTGTTCCCAGGTGCGGCCGTCGTAGCCAGTTGCCGGCTGTTCTCCGGGCTGCGAGAAGTCGGTCACATACCCGGCGCGGTTGGCCCGGGCCAGGATCGGGACCAGCCCCTCCGTCTCCTCGTCGGGGCGGTCGTGGCCGTTGGGGTGCGGGGTGATGGCTCCTTCGAGCCACTGTGCGGTGAGCTCGCCGAGGTCGGCGAGCGTGCGCGCCGACTGCCAGCGCGCCGTGTCTCCTGGCGTCCCCGGTTCCTCGCGGCCGGGCGTCACAGTGAAGCCGCTGCTGACTGGCTGGTGGCGGCGGCCGGGAGGTGCCCGTGGTCTTGCCATACATGCTGGACGTCGGGGGCAGGGCTGTTGCGGTGGCCGCTGGATCTGGGATGGTCCGGCAACTGGCACGGCAGCCAGCGGGGGTGCTGCGGGTAGCGATGCCCGCAGACGGCGTTTTCAGGCATGGATGGCCTCCCAAGGGGTAGGCTGAGTTTTGAATTACATCGTAGTAGTTATTTGATATTCTTCAAACCCGATGTCTAGCATGAGGACATGGCTACCACCACCGCAGAGGTCCCTTTCTCCCAGCTTGTCCAGCAGCCCAGGGAGACCGTCGCCAAGCTCGAGGAGAGCCCGCGGCGGCAACTGCGCCTGGAGCGACGAGACGGCCGCGACCTGATCCTTGAATCAGCCGACCGGGCCGAGGCCAAGGACGCTGCGCTGACCATGACCAGCCGGCTGTTCTTCTCCTTCGTCAAGAACGACAAAGGCGCCCGCGCACTGCTGCTCGCCCTGCCCGACGTATTCCCGTGGGTCCGCTACCTGCCTAAGAATGACGTCCGCGGCTTCCTAGTCGAGATCGTCGAGACCGTACGCGCGTGCGCTGACCTGGACAACCTGGCACCCCTGGTGCCAGTCGTGGCGGCGTGGCGCGACACCGCGGAGATCTACGCGGATCCCGATCTGCTGAAGGCCGCGACCACGCCGCTCGACGGCACCGACTACGGCGAAGTCCCGGAGTGCTAAGTGAGCCCGAAGCGCCTTGACCGTGTCGCACCACCGCCCGTCGATGACGAATGGGACGTCAGGTTCGGCACGAGTGAGGCAGCTAAGGGCTGGGGGACCCTGTGCACGCACTCCGGGACGAACACGCGCGAGGCGTTCGAGCAGATGAGGGCCAATCCGCGGCCACCCGAAGACGCCACGCACTACCAGCTGCGCGGCGCTCTCGCTACGCGCGCTTTCGGTGGCCGTCGGCTGGAGCAGTGGCAGATCAAGGTGAGTTCCAGTGGCCGCATCTGGTACCTGGTCGACGACGAGAAGCACGCGGTCTGGGTGACCCGGGCAACCGCCGCGCATCCGAAAGAGACTGAGTGAGGCGGGAGGTGAAACCAGCATGAAGAAGATCATCATCGGCGCGGCTGTCGGAGCCGTCGCGAACTGCATCGTCGGGCACATCGTCGGCTGCGTCTTCCGGGCCGCCGGGCTTCGGTGCCCGTGCGAGTAACACCAGATGAGATTGCGTCGCCCGCCGTGGTGGTCGCTGCCGCAGGGGGGCGGGTGGCGCCAGGCCGGCCAGCACCGCGGCAGCGAATACCGCGAAGGTCCGGATCACCAGGCGTCGGCGACGCGTGGCCTGGTCGGAAGACTTCCGGAGTCCTCGCCGAGCCTGGCGGTGACCAGGGCGATCACGCTGGACATCGCCTCGAGCGTGGCCCCTGGCTGCGTGGGTTCCTGAGCGGGCGGCTCGGTGTGCGGCGCCGGTGCAGCCGGGTCGGCAGGAGCGTGGCCGATCGCCTCAATGGTCGGCGCCCCGCACATCGGCCAGCGGTGCGGCGTGATCACCGCGGCCGCTCTCTCAGCGATGCCCGGACCGTGGTCGTCGGCATCAGGTCGACCTCGTGGACGTCGTCGAGGCGGCACTTCCAGACGTGGACCTGGCTGCGGTGCCATACGTTGCCGCTGCCGGCGCGGCGGTTGACCTCGCGCTCGACGTGCTCGGCGGCGTAGGAGCCGTCGGCGATCGCGGAGATGGGCCATTCGGTGTCGACGGTGACCAGGTAGACGAACTCTGGCAGCTTCGGCTGGGTCATCCAGTGCTCCCTGGTGGTGTCGGTCCGGCGCGCGAGATCGGTCAGCGCCGGAGCGCTGGGTGGCGGCCCGCTGCTGCGGGATCTCCCTGACGAGGTGCTCGAGTTCGGCGAACTCGCGCATCCTGGCGGCTAGGCGCTCCCGGTCGGTGGCTGAGAGCAGGTCGGCGATCGCGGTCATGCCGACGCCGCGGCGTCGACCTCGCGCTGCCACTGCCGCCACCTGCGCAGACTCGCGGCGAGACGCAGGCTCGCGGGCCCCAAGAGCTTGGGTTTTCGTGCCATGTGGGGGCTCCTCGTGATTGGTGTGGTGCGTCACGGCTATCTCCATGGGGCCGTATATGTGCGGAGAAGCGGTCGGAGCGGTCGCAGCGGTCGCAGCGCCGCGTTTATGCAGGTCATAAGCTCGGCATAGGGCGTGATCTGGCGACCGCTTGTCATGGCGACCGGTCGCCTGGCGCCGAGAAGCGGTCGCGGCTGGAGGCGGGCGCGGCTGGAGAGAAGCGGTCGCCAGCGACCGGTGGATTTGGGAAGCGGTCGGCGCAAATATGGTCCCTGACCTGGCGCTGCGACCGCTGCGACCGCTCCGACCGCTTCTGGAGATATAGGGGCTGCTGTAGTAAGGGGCGCGTGCGCACACAGCATGGGTCACGGCCGGGTGTCTGTCTCGAAGCTGTGCACGGACATGTGCAGGTTGCGCCGGTCTTTCCTGCCCCCGAGGTCGTGGCGGGCGGTGAGGTGGCCTGGGTCGCATGTTGCGAGCAGGCCGCGGTCACGCAGGTGCCCGTGCAGGACCTTCTTGGCGATGCCGAGCTGGCCGCCGGACGTCTCCGCGAACCGGCGGGCTGCGCGGTAGGCGGCGTCGGGTTCGAGGTGCACGTCCTTGCCGTCGGTCCAGCCGATGAGCTCGCCCCGCGGCCGCATCGCGATGTCGCCACCGGTGAGGTATTCCTCCCATCCCCACCGGATCGGGTCGGCGGGGCATCCGCCGTTGAGTGCGGCGATGTGCGCGCCGCCTGATGCGATCAGCGCGCTGAGGGATGTCAGGTAGACGGTGACCGGGTCGGCGTCGCGGCGGTAGCGGTCTTGGTCGGCGCCGACCTCACACAGTGCTTTCCACGCGCGTGTCCAGAGCCGCTCGTGCTCCTCGCTGGTGATCGCCTCGGCTGTCAGCGCGTAGGCGAGGAACTCTGACCAGCCGAGGGCGAGGCTGGCGACGTTGAGCGCGGTCCGGGGATGCTGGCCGTCCGCCCGGGCTTCGTCCCGCAGCCGGCCACGTTCGCCGGCCAGGTACGCGGGCAGGCTTCCGTCCGCGTCATACCTTGTGGCGAGGTGCCGGATGTAGCCGGCCATGGCGACGGCGTACTGCCCGTCCGTGGCCAGGCCTTGCGCCTTGGTCAGCTCGGCCCGTTTCACGTCGCCGGGCTTTACCTCGGCCAGGAACGACCGGGCGAGCAGGGACTCGATCGCTGGCGGCAGGTCCTCGGCCGATGCGAGGAGCTGCGCCTGGGGTGGCTTGTCGGGGCGGCGGGTTCCGTCCGGGCGCAGCCGCCCGCGGCCGGCGCGGTTGGCGCCGCCGCGGATGAGCTGGTCCGCCGCTGCGGCCCGTCGCTGAGCGTCGATCTTGGTGATGTCCGGTGAGTAGTCGTCGACGGTGAACAGCGCGTCCTTGAGCGCGTGCGCTTGCATCACCAGGGAGTTCGCGGTGCTGGTCCAGTTCCCGGGCAGGTTGTAGGCGTCCATCGTCGGGCCGAAGTGCTGCTGGCCGAGGGCGGTCAGCGCGGTCTTGAACGTGCCGCTTCTGCCGTATTCCCAGACGGTGCAGTCGGGTGGCAGCGGGAGCGGAGCGCGGTATACGGCGGCCAGCAGCGGCACGATCACCGCGTCGGGTGCGACCGCCACCAGCGAAAGGCTCGACCGGACAGCGTCGCGGACAGCGGTCGCAGCGGCCGGGGCGGGCAGTGCGTAGCCGCTGAGTGTGCCGAGGTCGACGGTCACCGTATCGTCGAGGCCGTCCGCGCCGAGAGCGCCCGAGGATGTCAGGTAGACGTGCCGGCCGCCGAGTTCGCGCCAGCCCGTGTGTGTGTACACGGTCTTGCACTCCGGCTCGGCCGCGGATTGGACCGCGGCGCGCAGGTGATCGGCGATCGCCAGGCCTGGCATCACGAGCGCCGACGTCCCTGCGGCCTTCGCTGCCCACTGCTGCGGGCGGCCGAGCTGGTCCGGGGTGATCCGCACCTCGCCTGCCCGGCCATCTTTCGTGACGACCCGGAGCAGCCAGGTCAAGGTCCGTTCGGCACCGTCGTCGAGTGTGAGTTCCTCGGCGATCTCGCTGGTGAAGGTTGCCAGCATCGTGGGGACAGGGCCGCCTTGCGTTGGCCTGGACCACCAGGTGCAGCCACCCTCGGTGTAGTAAGCGCTCATCCCATCCGCAGGCTGAGCCGCAGTGTCGGCTTCGGCGATGAGCTCATCGGCCTGTTCGCCCGCGGTTGGCGGATCCGCGTCGGTCAGCTCAGCGTGCAGCCGCAGGTCGTCCAGCACCTGGGCGATGTCGCCGCGGGACGGCACTCCGTCATCCGGGTACTTGGTCCGCCATGCTGCACGCATGTCCGCGCCCAGGTCCCGGCGGTCCTGTCCCTCGAAGAGGTAACGTCGGTCACCCCGGAGCAGGTACGGAAATGCGCTGGTTCGCCGCAGCTCGTACCGGTCCCCGGCGAGCTGGAGCAGCCGTTCGGACCGCGGCGGTGGCTTCTTGCCTCCCTCTTTCTGGTCGCTCACGCCGCACCACCCCGCGGGTACTGGGCGGCAGCGCGGAAGCCGGATGCGACGGTGCGGCGGACCTCCGGGGCAGGAAGGCCGATGCGCTCGCCAGCTCGCTGCAGCAGCGTCTCGACGCGGGCCGCGTCGATCGCGCCGCCGGCCGCGAGTTGGCCGAGGTTGAATGCCGCCAGGTGCAGGGAGGTGTTCCGCGTGCCCTCACCGGAGCTGAGCACGTTCTCGAGTTCGTACCGCAGCGCGGCCTGGACGTAACCGCCCGGATGGCGTCCCGGGGTGCGCGTCACCGGAGCCGGGCGGGCCGGCCGTTCGGGTTCGCTGAGGCGGCGCACCCAGAACTCGGGCAGCGGGGCTAGGGCGTCGCTGCAAGGGGTCAGCCACTTGTAGGGCCGGTGCGTCACCGGGTGGACCGACGGCGCCACCACGATGTACCCGCCGTCGGCCTTGATGTCCACACCCGGGCCGCCCTTGCCGGCGCCTGAGGTGATCTTCCCGCCGGGGTGGGCGTAGACCAGGTGATACCCGCCGCGCCCCGTCACCGCCGCGACCGTGCGGGGCAGCACACCATCGCTCACGAGCATCCTCATCGTCTCAATGCCGGGCGGGTCGACGTCGACCACCACAGCGCCTGAGACCGAACCCGTACGGATGGCGAGCAGCCCGCGCGGATGCAGCCGGATCATCGCAGCCAGACGGTCAGCGTCACTCGTCGCGCTATAGAAGCCGTGGCAGCACAGGCAGGTGCACGACTCCATCTGCGCGGGCGTCTTGTGGTCGGCCTTGCACCGGTCGCAGTTGGCGACCGGTACCTTCGACGGGGACAAGACGAACGGGCGCCAGCCACGGGCGATGTAACAGAGCCCCGCCTGCAGCAGGTCATCTGCCCGGCGCGTCATGCCGCACGCTCCGGTGCCGTGGCCCGCGAGGACAGTACGACGTAGCCCCAGCACAGGTCGACGCGGCGCTGGCGGTACAGCACGCCGACAACCGGCCGCAATTCGGCCATGGTGACTTTGAGATGGCTGGCCAGCGCTGCGTCGGTCAGCCCGATCTCACGGGCAAGGATCCCCTCGATCTGGCGCCCCAGCCGCCACTGCGCGGGGGTCATGCCGCACCTCGTTCCAGGCCGGCGTCGAGGCCGTCCTGCCAGCCGTTGGCATGGCCTTCGAGGACGCCGGCCTGCCACGCCTCGCGGCGTTCGGCCACGAGATCGTGGAGTGCGGCAACCGGATCGTGGCCGCAATGCGGGCAACGGTCCGGGAGCGCGGTGCCGCGCCGTGTTACATTACGGCTGTCGGTGCCTTCGGCGAGGGATCTGACGTTCTGACGGCCTGCAGGGGTGGTGACCTGCGGGCCGTCGCTCTTGCTCGACATCCTGAGACTCCAAAACTGTGATGGTTCGGGTCAGCGGATCGAGCCCATTGCGGCAATGAAGCACCGGCGCCAGATGCGCCGGCGGGCTTGAGGGTGGACAAGGACGGGGTGCCCGGCGCCGAAGACCTGCGCGTTACCGCCACTCGGGCACCGGTGCGAAACCGGCGCGCAGGGGACGGCGCGGGCGACTGCGAGTTGTGGGTCATCAGGCGACGTCGCCAGTTGCCGTGCGCTCGGCGGGCATCTCTACGCCGAGCGCCTCAAAGAGCGCGGTTCGCGGCACCCTGTATTTCAGGCCGACGCGCAGAACACGGCAGGGGAATTCGCCGGCCTGCGCCAGCTCAAACGCCTTGGTCCGGCCGAGGCCGAACGCGCGGCGGGCGGTGACCAGATCGACGCTCACGGGCAGTGCGAGCAACTCATCGAGCGACATTTCCAGGCCGATCATGCTGTCCTCCGCGGGTATAGCCAAGCGCAGACCTCGGGGGGGTGTCTGCGCTGAAGTACACCATGCCGAAGCAGTGCCGCGATGTCAACCGTTTCGCAGGTATGTCGCGGGAGTGTGGACTACTGCTTACTGTGTCCGCTACAGTCGCGGGGTGAGCGACGCTGAGCCGCGCAGCGACGCGGGCCTGCCAGCCCGCGTGGTCACGCTGAACCAGCTGGTCGGCTACAACATGCGATGGTTCCGGCAGGCTGCAGGCATCACGCAGGAGGAACTAGGCCGCCGCCTGGGCGGGTGGAGCAAAGTCGTCGTATCGGCCGCCGAGCGCTCCTGGGACGGGCAGCGTGTCAGGAAGTTCGACGCTGACGAGATGACCCGGATCGCGAGCGCTCTGGGTATCCCAGTCATCGCGCTGCTGCTGCCGCCCGTAGACGCCGACACCGCCGTGGACTACGACTTCGATGTCGGTGCTAACGGCCTGATCGCCATGGAAGAGGTGCTCCGCGTGGTGCTGCCGGAGTACCAAGGCGGCACCCCAGCCAGCGATGCTTTCATCGGCCGCGTGATCCAGCTGGGCGCGGACTGGTTCATCCGCCAAGGGGATGACTTCGTGCTCGAGGCCAGGCGCGCAGTAGAGGAGACCTTGAGCGAAACCGGCGCCCAGAGCCTGAAGGGCGAGATCCCTCTGCTGCTGGAGCCGATTGTCCAGGCTCGGAAGGACCTGCAGCGCCGTGTCACGGACCTGCGGGCATTCGAGCGCGAGTACCGACTCAGGCTCATCAAGTACCACGATGAGGCGCTCCGCGAGCTGCTCGCCGGGGTGGAAGACCCAGACACCCTCCCGGCCGGCGAGGCACCCCCGGAGGACAGGCCCGCAAAAGGTGGCGATCAGTGAGGGGCTCGGTCTTCCGGCAGTGCTGGTGCCGCGACCCGGAGACTGGCAAGAAGCTGCATGGCAAGTGCCCCAAGCTGCGGCAGAAGAGCCACGGTTCCTGGTGGGTGCGGTTCGACGCGCCGCGCTCGCGGGGGGAGCGCCGGCGGCAGCCGCTCGCGGGCCCGTTCCGGACGCAGCGCGAAGCTGAGGAGGAGCTCGCCACGGCGCTGGCGAGGATCGGCGGCGGCGGGTCGGCGCCGGACCGGTCGCTCAGGGTCGGCCCCTACCTGACCGCGTACGCCGCCGGCAAGGTGGACGTGAAGCCCCGGACCCAGGAGGCGATCCGCGAGGCCGTTGACCTGTACTGGAAGCCGGCACTCGGCCACCTGCGCCTGGTCGACCTGCGCGACCATCATGTCTCCGAGGCTGTCCGTGAGCTGATGAAGATCAACCGGCCGCTGGCGGACGGCGAGAAGCCCTCGGAGACGCTGCGCCGGCTGCTGGCCGTCCGGGCTGACGACGTGCGCCGCGAGTTGCCCGCTGGCGAGGTGAGGCACAAGAAGTCGACCAAGCCGCTGTCACCGGCGCGGATCCGGCGCGTGTTCGCCGTGCTGCACGCGGCGCTCGAGGCCGCCGTGCCGGGCAAGATCAGCGTGAACCCGTGCGACGGGGTGACCCTCCCGCGGGTGCCGAGGGTCCGGCCACTGCCCTGGTCGGCCGACCGCGAAGCGGCATTCTGGGCAGCACTCAAACGCAGCATGGCTGCCGCGGCCGGAGACCGGGATCTTACGACCGTGGAGAAACAGCGCGCGTGGGCTGACCCGCAGCTGCGCCCGTGCCCGGTCATGGTCTGGCTTCCCGCGCATACCGGCCGGTTCCTGGACTTCACCGAGCAGGCGGGCGAGCGGCTGTTCGCCCTGTTCGCCCTGGTCGCCTACTGCGGACTGCGGCGTGATGAGGTGGTCGGCCTGGGCTGGGCTGACCTTGACCTTGACCAGGGCATCGCCAGCATCCGGGAGACCGGCGGCGGAGACGGCCCGAAGAGCGAGTCAGGCACCCGCGCAGTCCCGCTCCCGGCCCCGGTCGCCACGGCACTGCGGGCCTGGCGCAAGCAGCAGGCCGCCGACCGCCTCGCCTGGGGGTCGGACTGGACCGACAACGGGCGCGTGTTCACGCGCGAGGACGGCACGGCCGTGCCTGGTCAGTGGGTTTCCACCCGGTTCGCAACGCTGGCCTTCCGGGCCGGCCTGCCGCCGGTCCGGTTCCACGATCTGCGGCATGGTGCGGCCAGCGTCTGCAAGGCTGCCGGGCTCGACTCGAAGTTCATCAGCGCCCTGCTGGGTCACTCGAGGACGTCATTCACCGACAGCACTTACGTGCTGGTGTTTCCCGAGGTCGCCAAAGCCGCAGCCGAGGCGGCCGCGGCGGTCGTGCCCCGCGCCGACCGGATCTGAGGGAAGGAAGGCGGGCAGGCAATCCTAGACTGCCCCCGGTGCAGATTCCAGCGCGCAGAGGCGCGTACGCGCGCGTAGGTGAGAGCTACTCCCCCCGCGACGACTCGCTCAGATAGGCGTCATTCCCTGGCCGCCGCAGCCAGCGCCGCTCATACGCTGCCCTGTGCCCGAGGTACCAGGCAGCGGGCGGGGTTGCGGTGATCGCCTGCGCAAGATGCTTCGCCGCGTCGGTGCGCAGCGTCGGCAGCGCCGCCTCGCGCCACGGGCCGGCATCGTAGCCCTGCTCGATGTACTCATCAGCCTGCAAGATCAGCTCAAGCTTGTCCGCGTCGTGCGCGAGCTGCGCTTCCGTTGTCTCATTCGCTTCGTACTCTGCGACAAGACCCGCGATCAGTTTTGCCGCGTCGTCACTCAGTCCCGCGATCTGGCGGCCGGTGATCGCTTCGGCGTCGTGCACGGTTACGTATCCTCGCCCGACCGCGTCGATGTCGCCGGTCCGGGTTTCCTGCGTGTCGTGCACGAGGCACAGCGCAGCGGTGCGGGTAGCGTCCGCCCCGCTCTCCGCGGCCAGGATCATGCCCACCATCGCGGCCCGGAATGAATGCCCGGCAACGTCCTCCGGCTGCGTGATCCCCAGGTGGAACCATCCTGAGCGCGGCAAGACCTTTAGCTTCCCCATCTCGAACAGGAACATGGCCAGCCCGGCTAGCGGGTGATCCTGGTCTTCCGGCACGGGCAGGCCGGCCTGGTCACGCACCCATACGTGGGCACCGGGCCGGCTGGTGACGAAACCTTCGGTGCGCAGGACGCGGATGGCTGAGCCGATCGTCACCTTCGCCACGCCGAAGCGTTCGGCCAGCTCGCCCGTACTGGGCAGTTGTGCCCCGGGCTCTAGCTCGCCGGTGAGGATTGCGGCCCGGATGGATGCCGCGATCTGGACGTAGGGACGCCGCGGGTCGTCTGGGTCGATTGGCTGCATGGGTTCAAAGCCTACCTGTCTGGATAGGCCGTGTCTGCCCCGGCCGTGTTGACGGGCCGTTGTGGATAGGCTTACGCTCAGTCGCGGATAGCTGTGTCACCCATTCTGGATAGGCGGCGCAGGCGGCAAACGGGAAGGCGGCGATATGGCGGCTGCCAGGATCATCTGCCGCCCGGACGCAGCCGGGCCTCTCCTGTTGTATTACTCGCTACATTACTGTAGCGTGCGATGCATGACGGATCTGACCGTACGGCAAGCCAGGGAACTGCTCGCCGCGTGGGCCGCTGACAAGGATGCGGTAGCGCGCAAGCGTGACGACGTGGTCCGTGCGGTGATCGCCGCCGGCGTCAGCAAGAACGAGGTGCACAAGGTGACGGGCATCGCGAGAACCACGATCGACCGCATCATCGGCTCCGGGCGCGCCTCATCCGCCAGCGAAGGCGCCACGGCATGA